AAGGCGTCGTTTCCGACGCGCACGATCACCCGCTCGATGACGAGGAGGACGCGCGTCACTTGCCGGCCGACGATCAGCGTCGGCTAGATGCCGAGCAGCGGCGCGGCGAGCCGTTCGATCAAGACGACGCCGAGCCAGACGGCGAGCAAGACGACGGCGACACCGGACAGGAAGGCGCGTAATGGCACTCAAGCGAGTGTGGATACCGTCGCCGAATTACTCAAGTCGCGGCGGCGCCGGCGTGCGGCTGATCGTGCTGCACACAGCGGAGGGCGCGCGCACGATAGAGAGCTTGGGCAATTTCTTTGCGTCATCGAGCGCGCAAGTCAGCTCTCACACCGGCGCCGACGACAAGGCGAACACAGTCGGCGAATACGTCAAGCGCGGCAACAAGGCGTGGACGAGCGCGAACGCTAACCCCGTCGCCGTGCAGATCGAGGCGTGCGGCTTCGCGAGCTGGTCAACATCGGAGTGGCAGAACAATCACAAGAATATGCTCAACAACATCGCTGCTTGGATCGCCGAGGAGGCGAAGGCGTACGGCCTGCCGATCACGAAGCTGAACTCATCGCAAGCGCAAGGGTCCGGTCGCGGCGTCTGTCAGCACCGCGATCTCGGGAGTTGGGGCGGCGGACACTCCGACTGCGGTAACGGCTTCCCGATGGATGACGTGATTCGCAAAGCCGGCGGCGTCGTGACAGGCGGACCGGCGCCGCCGACTGCGCCGAGCGGCAAGGCGCCGCCGTTCCCCGGCACGCTCTTGAAAGACTTCACGCAGGGCAAGGGCACGCGCGAATGGCAGCAGCAGATGTCTAATCGCGGTTGGCGGATCGGCGTCGATGACATGTACGGCTCTGAATCCGCGAAGGTGTGCCGGCAATTTCAGAGTGAGAAGGGCTTGGGCGTCGATGGCGTCGTCGGACCGGAAACGTGGAGCGCGACATGGACGGCGCCGGTGACTTGATGACGGCCGCGCCGTAGCGCTGTGAACGGCGGCGCTGACTCGATTCGGCGCGACGTGCCGCACCCGCCGGCGCCGGGTGATGCTCATCTCGACGGCGAAGCGGGGCGTTGGCGTCCGCATGTTCTCGTCGGCATCATCGGCGGCGGCGTCGCGCTGTGGCTGGTGATTATCGGCATCGCGTCACTCGGCATCAAACAGAACAACCCGGAGGTCGCGATCACAGCTCTGTCGGCAATCGGCGCGACGCTCGCCGGCGGATTCGCCGGCTGGATCGCGCGGGGTCAGCACGTGATGGGGCGCGACGTGAGCACGCAAGACGAGCACGGCGACGCGAGCATGCAGGGCGAGCACGGCGACGTGAGCGGAGGCAAAGCGAATGGCTGACTGGAACGAGGTACGAAGTCGCTGCGGTCTGGGAGGCGACATGGGCCGCGCCGATAACGTGAACCGGATTAGCTGGTGGACCCGGCTGCGCTGGCGGCTGTGGATGCGGTTCCGGCGTCGCGCGGTCGGCGCTGGCGGCGGCAACAGCCGGGAGACTACCGATGGCTGACTGGGATGAGGTACGCGGTCGCTGCGGTCTGAAGGTCAAGGGCCAGACGCCGAGCGATCATCAATGCGAGATGATGGGGCTTATCTGCACTGAGACACGCGCTCGCGAGCCGGGTGCGAATGAGGAGACGGTCGCCGGTGCGGTCGCGACGGCGATCCAGGAGTCGGAAGCTCAGAACCTCCCCGGCGGCGACAAGGACTCAATCGGGCTGTATCAGCAGCGACCGTCGCAGGGTTGGGGCACGCCGCAGCAGATCAGTGAACCGAAGTATGCAATCAAAAAGTTTCTCGATCAGTATCTGCCGTACAGAGCGCAAGGCTACGGCTGGCTTGACGCGTCGGACAAAACACAGCGCTCGGCGCACCCCGACGCGCCGGCGCAGTGGTACGACGAAGGTGTGAAAGCGGCGCGCTGCTGGCCGGCAGCCGGCAAGCCGGCGCCGGCGCCGAAGCCGCAGCCGAGCGGTAAGGCGCCGCCGTTCGGCGGTACGAATCTGAAAGTCGAAACGCACGGTCACGGCACGCGCGAATGGCAGCAGCAGATGAGTCATCGCGGCTGGTCAATCGGCGTTGACGACATCTACGGGCCGGAATCGGCGAGCGTCTGCCGTAAGTTTCAATCCGAAAAGGGTCTGACTGTTGACGGCATCGTCGGACCGGAAACATGGAAGGCGGCGTGGACGGCACCGGTGACGTGATGAGTGACGGACCCGACAACGTGGGAGGCAACATGGAGAAGCTGACAGCGCGCAACGCGAGAGGCGAGGGCGGACGGCTGCTGTGGGCAATCGCTGTCACATTCGTCGTCGTCGTGCTCGCCGGTCTAGTGGTCGAGATCGTCAATCACACCGGCATCATCACCGGCCTCGGCTTCGATGAGCAGATCGCACGCGCGATTGCCGACACCGGCGTGTTCGCTGTGACGGCCGTGAGCTTGTGCGAGTTCTGGCGCCGCTGAGCGTGCGGTGTTGCTGGATTGGGTGGTCGCGTTTCTGAGCGCGCTCGGTGCCGTGATCGGCTCTGGCTTTACGATCAGGAAGGTGATCGCGCACGAGCAGCACGAATGCGACGTGCGTCTGAGGGCTTTCAAGGAAGGGCTAGACAGACGTGACAGGTAGGCTCATCGCCGTCATGGCCGCGTCGCTCGCCGCCGCCGGCGTCTCAGGCGCGGCAGTCGCCGTCGCGGTGTCGGCCGGCAGCGAACCGCCGCCGCCGCAAAAGACAGTGACTGTCAACGTCGAAAACGGCGCGACAGGTCCGACGGGGCCGACAGGCGCCGTCAGCTGTCCGAGCGGATTCGTGCCGGGTGATGTCGTCATCAATCACCCCGGCGGACACGTCACGATCTACGGCTGCATTCAGTGAACGCGTATCGCGACGCACGCTGGCGGCAGACGCGAGCGCTCGCGCTCAGGCGCGCCGGCTATCGCTGCAACTGTTGCGGCGTGCAGCGCACGCTCGTCGTGCATCACGTCGATGAGCGCGGCATGCTCGGCGAGCGCGCTCACGATCAGAGCAATCTCGAAGTGCTGTGCCGCAGCTGTCATCACCGCGAACATCGGCGAGTGCCGCGCCGTGATTGACGCCGATCAGCTCACGCCGGTCGAGCAGTACGTGCACGGCGGATTGCTCTATAAGCGCGACGATCTCTTTGAGCCGTTCGCCGACGTGCCGCTCAACGGCGGCAAGGTTCGGCAAGCGATGCTGCTGCTGTCAAACGCGCGCGAGCGGATCGTCTCGCAGTACGGCGGCGTCGTGCTCACGGCGACAGGCGTGCACTCGCCGCAAGGGCTGATAATCGCGCGCGTTTGTCGCGAGCTTGACTTGCAGTGCGTGATCTTCGTCGGCGCGACGACTCTCGGCGGCGCGCTCTCGCGGCACGCGATGCTGCGGCACGCGCTCGCCGCCGGCGCGATGATCGACGCTCGCGCGCGCGTCGCGTATGAGCCGGCGCTCATGCGAGCGGCCGAGCGTTGGCGCGCAGAGCACGACGGCGCCGGCTACGTCGTGCGCTTCGGGATCAATCTTGAGCACGACGCCGACGCGATCATCGGCTCGACGGCAGAGCAAGTGCGCAACGTGCCGAGCGGCGTGCAGCGCATCGTCGTGCCGACAGGCGCCGGCATCACTGCGGCCGGCGTGATAGCCGGCGTCGAGCGCTGCGGTCACGGCGCGCTCGTCACTGTCGTGCAGATCGCCGGCTATGACAGACGCGAGCTGATCGAGCGCATCGTCGGCAATGCCGAGTATGAGTACGTCGCGCTCGACGGTGTGCCTTACTCGCGCCACGTCAAGCGCAGCGTCGGCCGAGGCATCACGCTCGATCCGATCTATGAGGCGAAGGCGTTCGACTGGTGCCGCGCGCACTGCGCACGCGAGAACACGCTGTTCTGGATCGTCGGCGACTCGACGCGCGTGCGTGCGCACGAGCGGACACTGCGCCCCCTGAACGCAGCGGCGTAGCAGCGACGGCCGCGCGCCGCCGCAACAACGAGCCGGCCCCGCCGGCTCGACGCATGCCGGTATCGCGCAGCAGTGCCGCGTCGAGGGGGTGGGGAGGCATGCCAGCGCCGCGTCAACTCGCTCGGAGTGAGTCAGCTGTGAAAAAAACCGCCCGAAAATCGCCGAGCAGCGTATGAGCGCCGCGACCAACGCCGGAGTCGCGCCGCCGATTGCCGATCTCGTCGTGCCGCTCGCCGAGCTGCGTCACTTCCCGCGCAATCCGCGACGCGGCGATGTCGAGGCGATCAAGCGCTCGCTTGAGCGCAACGGTCAGTATCGGCCGATTGTCGTCAATCGCCGCAGCGGCGAGGTACTCGCCGGCAATCACACGATGCAAGCGGCGCGCGCCCTCGGCTGGGAGAGCATCGCGGCGACGTACGTCGATGTCGATGACGAGCAAGCGGCTCGCATCGCGCTCGTTGACAATCGCAGCGCCGATCTCGCCGTCTACGACGACGCCGAGCTGACTGCGCTCTTGCAGTCGCTCGATGATCTCGACGGCACCGGCTGGCGCGACGACGAGCTGACTGCGCTGCTCGCGCAGCTCGACGCCGACGTGCCGGCCGGCGACGACGACGACGAGCAAGAGCCGCAGCGCTACACGTTCGATGTCTACTCGCGCGAGCAGCTGATCGACGCGGCGTTCGCGCACTATCGCGAGAGCGGCTTCCCGTATCGCTCGACGCCGCTGTTCGCGTGTCTAGCCGAGATCAACAAGCTCGCGGCGCTCAGCGACGGCGCGCTTGAGCGCACGCGGCTCGGCTACGGCGTCGCCGACTCCTATCACCCGCATCGCTGGCACGTCGAAGTCGAGGGCAAGCGCACGCCGCTCGAAATATTCGACTCCGACAAGTATCTGCGCGTGACGCTTGAGCACGTTTTCGACTTCGGCTACAGCCTCGCGCCGCACAGCTTCGCCGCCGCGCTCAGCTTGACGCGCAACGCGCAAGCGGCGGCGAACTTTCGACCCGGCTACGCGCTCTCGCTGCTGCGCCGCTACGCACCGGCCGGCGCGACTGTGCTCGACTCGTCTACCGGCTTCGGTGGACGGCTCGTCGGCTTTATCGCGTCGCACTGCGAGCGTTACATCGGCGTCGATCCGGCGCGACAGACGCACGAAGCGAACGGCCGGCTCGCCGCCGATCTCTGCCCTGCGAGCAAGCGCGTCGAGCTGCACTGCATGCCGGTCGAGGACATGCCGTGCGACGAGATCGCCGGCTCTTGCGATGTCGCGCTCACGTCGCCGCCGTATTTCTGTAAGGAGCGCTACGCCGACGAGCCGACGCAATCGTTCAAGCGCTACACGACGGCCGAGAGCTGGCGCGACGGTTTTCTGTTGCCGATGCTGCGCTTGCAGCACGCCGCGCTCGACGCCGGCGCTTTCAACTTGCTCAACGTCGCCGACGTGATGATCAAAGCCGAGACGATCCCGCTCGTTGAGTGGTCGCTAGCCGGCGCTCGCGAGATCGGCTTTGAGATCGTCAACGTCGAGCGCTACTCGCTGACGCAGCACTTCGGTCAAGGCGTTGACGACCGGATTGACGAGAGCGGCGTCGCCGGCGAGTCAGTGATCGTGATGCGCAAGTGAAGTGCACGGCGACATGTCACGACGGCTCGCCGTGCGGCAAGCATGCGCTGCGCGGCGCCGAGCGCTGCAAGATGCACGCTATCGACCGCACGCGGCCGAAGCTCGTCGGCGAGACGACAGACAAGCTGCTCTCGCTGCTGCGCGCCGGCTCATACGTCGATGTCGCTTGCGACGCTGCCGGCGTCGCGCGCCGCACGTTCTACGACTGGTGGCAGCGCGGCGATCCGAGCGGCACCGATCCGGCGTTCGCCGAGCTGCGCGAGTTTCGCGCGCGCGTCGAGCAAGCGAAGGCAGACGCCGAGTCGCGTCTCGTCGCCGTCGTCGCGTCGGCCGCGCGCGAGAATTGGCAAGCCGCCGCATGGCAGCTCGAACGCCGCTATCCGGACAGATGGGCGCGGCCGTCGCAGCGCGAGAAGGACGAAGGCCGCGAGCCGGCGCCAGTGTCGGCGTCGGACCCGTTCGCGGAGGTAGACGAACTTGCGAAACGGCGCCGACAGCGTTGACGAACTAGAGACGTTCGCGAACTTCTGCGCGCTGCTGCGCTTAGAGGACGGCAGCGCGATGCAGCTTGAGGACTTTCAGCGCGCGATGCTCGCCGACTACTTCGCCGGCGCGGCCGAGACGCTGATCTTGCTGCCGAAGAAGAATGGAAAGAGCACGCTGCTCGGCGCGCTCGCGCTGTTTCACTTGATCGTGACGCCGGACGCCGAGTGCGTGATCGGCGCGGCGTCGAGAGATCAAGCGACGATCCTGTACGACCAAGCCGCCGGCTTCGTGCGCCGCTCGGCCGGTCTTGAGTCGAAAGTTGACATCAAGCGCGGTTACAGAGAGATTCGCAATCGCGAAGATTCCGGTCGCATACGCGTGCTCGCCGCCGACGTTGACACTGCCGACGGCGTGATACCGACGCTCGCGCTCGTTGACGAGCTGCATCGGCACAAGTCGGCCGATCTCTACGGCGTGTTTCGCGACGGCCTCGGACCGCGCGGCGGTCGCATGCTGACGATCTCGACGGCCGGCGGTCATGAGCTGTCACCGCTCGGGCAGATGCGCGCGACGGCGCTACAGCTGCCGACAGTGAAGCGCGACGGCGCGCACGTCTACACCGCGACGCGCGATCACTCATACGTGATGCACGAGTGGGCATTGCGCAAAGAGGACGATCTCGATGACCTCTTACTCGTCGCGCTCGCGAATCCGGCGAGCTGGCAGACGCTCGCGGCGCTGCGCGCGCGGCACGACTCGCCGTCGATGCTGCCGTGGCAGTGGGCGCGCTTCGCGTGCGGCGTATGGGTCAGCGCCGAGGCGTGGTGGATCACAGCAGAGGATTGGAACGCTCTCGGCGAGACGGCCGATCTCGACGCCGGCGAGCGCATCACGCTCGGCTTCGACGGCGCGCGCGTCGGCGATGCGACGGCGCTCGTCGCGTGCCGGCTCTCAGACGGCTTGATCGTGCCGCTCGCCGTTTGGGAGGCGCCGGCCGACGCGCCGACGTGGGAGGTTCCCGCAAACGAGGTCGATGCCGTGCTCGCCGAGACGATGGAGCGCTATCGCGTCGTGCGCGGCTACTTCGATCCGCCGCTCTGGCGCTCAGAGATCGACACTTGGACGCGCGAGTACGGCTCGGCCGTCGTGCAGCGCTATGAGACTTCGCGCAGCCGCATGATGGGCGCCGTCGAGCGCTTTCGCACAGACGTAGCGACGCAGCGACTGCGGCACTCCGACGACGTGACGCTGACGCGGCACGTCTTGAACGCGCAGACGCACGAGGCGCGCGGCGGCGGCTACTGGCTGACGAAGGACCGCTCCGGCTCTCAGCACAAGATCGACGCGGCCGTCGCCGCAGTGCTCGCGTATGAGGCGCGCGCCGACGTGCTCGCCGCCGGCGGCAATCGCTCGCGCGTGCCGGTCAGCTGGAACTAGCTCGTGGCAGCTCAAGACGAAACGACGCAGCTCACGGGGCCGATGCTGACGGCCGAGGAGTGGCGCGACACGCTACTCGCGCAGCTCGGCTCTCGCTTGAGCGCGATCAAGCGCTGCGACGACTACTACAACGGCGAGCACCGAATGGCGTTCACAACGGCGCAATTCCGCGACACGTTCGGTCACTTGTTCGCGGCGTTCGCCGATAACTGGTGCGACCTCGTCGTCGATGCGTCGGCCGAGCGCTTGCGCGTCGAGGGCTTTCGCTTCGGCGGCGCCGACACCGGCGCGGATACGGCGGCGTGGGAGATTTGGCAGCGCAACAAGCTCGACGCCGAGTCGGACATGGCGCACACAGACGCGATCAAGCTCGGCTGCGTGTACGCGCTCGTCGGCGCCGACGACGGCGGCAAGGCGACGATTCAAGTCGAGGCGGCGGACAAGGCAATCGTCTGCGTCGATCCGGCGCAAGGGCATCATCGGCTCGCCGGCTTGCGCTTCTGGGCCGACGAGTGGGGAGTCGATCACTGCGCGCTCTATCTGCCCGACGAACTTCATTGGTGGCGCCGCGAAGGCGGCGCAGCGGCCGGCAAATGGGTCGATGACATCGGCAGCGGCACGAATCCGCTCGGCGTCGTGCCGCTGATCCCGCTCGCGAACATGCCGACGCTCTCGAATCGGCTCGGCCGCTCGGACATCGAGAGAGTGATCCCGCTGCAAAATGCCGTCAACAAGCTGTGCGGCGACATGATCGTCGCGAGCGAGTTCGCGGCGTATCCGCAGCGATGGGCGACGGGGATCGAGATTCCCGTCAACCCGGAAACCGGCGAGAAAATGGCGCCGAACTTCCTCGGCGGCGCTGATCGTGTTTGGGGCGTCGAGTCAGAACAGTCGCGTTTCGGCAACTTCGCCGTCTCCGATCTCTCGCCGTACGTGAAGGCGATTGAGATGTGCATTCAGCACGTCGCGGCGCAGACGCGCACGCCGCCGCACTATCTGCTCGGCGCGATGGGGTCGTTTCCGAGCGGCGAGAGCTTGAAGGCGACAGAGACAGGGCTTGTCGCGAAGGTGCGCCGCAAGCAGCTCTCATTCGGCGAGGGTTGGGAGGAAGCGATGCGGCTCGCGTTCGCCGTCGAGGGCGACACGCGCCGCGCCGAGATGGTCGAGGTCGAGACGATTTGGGCGAATCCGGAAAGCCGGATCGTCGGCGAGACTGTAGACGCCGCCGTCAAGCTCGCATCGCTCGGCGTGCCGCGACCGGCGCTGTGGGAGTACATCGGCGCGTCGCCGCAGCAAGTCGCGCGCTGGAAGATCGAGGGCGAGCCGGAGCCGACGCCGCAAGTCAAAGAGACGATCACGGCGCAAGTGACGCCGCAGCAAGCCGAGCAGCTGCAACGCGGCGAACAGCCGGCGCCGGGTGCGCCGGGTCCGCCGCCGACAACTTCGTCGCCGGCGCCGCCGGCGAGAACAACGCCACCGACAGGAGGCAGCAGTGCAAAACGATGACGCGACGGCTGGCGCGACGCCGCCTGAGCACGACCCCGCAAGCGGCGCGACGCCGAGCGGGCAGCAGACGACCGGCGGCGCGACGCCGCCGGCGAGCAGCGATGAGGGCGCGACGCCCGACGGGTCACTCGGCGACAAGGGTCGCGAGGCTCTAGAGCGCGAGCGCACGGCACGGCGCGACGCCGACCGGCAGCTCGCGGAGGCTCGCAAGCGCGTCGCCGAGCTAGAGGATGCCGGCAAGTCGGAAAGCGAGCGCACGCGTGCGGAGCTTGAGCGCGCGACTGCTCGCATCGCCGAGCTTGAGCAGCAGCACGCCGAGCGCGAGCTGCTCGATCTCAAGCGCGAGATCGCGGCCGAGCAGCAGCTGCCGGAGCAGATGGCCGAGCGGCTGCAAGGCACTGACGTGCGCTCGCTGCGCGCGGACGCGAAGCAGCTCAGCGAGGCGCTCGCCGCCGGCCGTCAAGTCGGCGACATCGGCATCGGTCGCGGCGGCACAGCCGGCGGACAGACTCGCGGACCCGACATGAATCAGATCATTCGCGAGGCAGCCGGCAGAGGCTGACAAGCAGCGCGACGCGCTGTCAGCCGCGCTCGGCTCTCGCCCTCATCTCGGAAGGGTCGAACAACTCATGCCTTACAGCAACGTCATCACGCGCACGAACGCGGCTGCGCTGATCCCCGAAGATTATTCGCAGGAAATCCTCAAGCGGCTGCCGACTCAAAGCGCGGCACTTTCACTGTTTCGGCACGTCACGATGTCGCGACAGCAGTACCGCATGCCGATCATGGCGGCGCTGCCGGTCGCTTACTTCGTCGCCGGCGATACCGGCCTCAAGCAGACATCGGAACAGCAGTGGGCGAACAAGTTCTTGAACGCGGAGGAGATCGCGTGCATCGTGCCGATCCCGGAAAAGGTGCTTGAAGATTCCGCGTTCGACATCTGGGGCGAGGTCACGCCGTTCGTGATCGAGGCAATCGGCCGCACGCTCGACGCCGCCGTTTTCTTTGGCACGAACAAGCCGGCGAGCTGGCCGACAGCAATCGTCACAGAAGCGACGGCGAAGGGCAACGTCGGCGTCGCACCGACTGCGACGCCGGCGGAAGGTGGCATCGTCGGCGACATCTCGAAACTCATGCAGCTAGTCGAGGAAAAGGGCTTCGATGTGAACGGCATCATCGCCCATCGCAAGCTCAAGGGTCTAATCCGGCAAGCGCGCGGCACGACGGGCGAGCAGCTGACAGCGATGGACCCCGGCACGGAGGTCGAGCCGGCGCCGACGAACGTGTTCAGCGTGCCGGTCACGTATCCGATGCGCGGCGTCTGGCCGACAGCGGCGAAATCGTGCGAGGCAGTCTTGGGCGATTTCTCGCAAGGCATTCTCGGCGTGCGGCAAGACTTCACTTGGAAGCTGCTCGATCAAGCG